CACCATATACATTAAGGTTGTTACCAGTAAATGTAAGGGAAGCCTCGCGAGTAGCGAGGCGTAGTTAGTATGCGCCGCAGGCTGATAATGAAAGAAACTAAAGCCAAGTTCCGTTTCCGTTGAAAGGGTTGCACGCGCAAGTTAAATAGTCACAAGAACATGCCTAAACGAAAGAGATATACGACCGGTTTTAGAGGAGGATATGCTGGTAAGAAAATGCGACCAGCGGGTTCTGGTTATGGCGGTCCTTTTAGTAAGTATACCCGCCGTACAGGTAGAACACCTAGAAATGCCCGTATTGGTGGTTTTCTAGGCATTGAAACTAAGTTCTTTGATGTAGAAGCAGAGAATGATGCGTTTACTGCAACTTGGGCAGCGATGGAGCCTGCGACTACGAATCTTACTGCTATTGCCCAAGGTGATGGTGAATCGAATCGTGATGGACGAAAGTATGCCATCAAGTCGATTCATATAAAGGGATTTATAGAAGTGCCACAGCAAGAAAGTCAAACTGCGCCTATTGCCGATCAGTATTGTCGGATAGTGCTTGTTTTGGACACACAAACAAATGGTGCTCAGTTGACTGCGACAGACGTAATGGATGGCGGATTAGCAGAGGATACGCTTGCGTTTCGAAACTTGCAGTTTTCGAAAAGGTTCATAGTATTGTTCGATAAGAAGATTACTTTGCATGTTGGTAGAGCAAACATGAATGAAGGCGCTGTCAATTTATTTGCGTCGCCTACTATACGGGTACCGTTTAGTTATAACAAAACTTTCAGTACGCCTATTCAAGTACTGATGTCAGGAACAACGGCAGATATTGCAAATGTGACTGATAATTCAATCCATATGATTGGTGTGTCGGAATCGACAATAGCTACTTTAAGTTATCAATGTAGAACTAGATTTGTAGGTTAAATAAACTTTAATTCCAAGAATTCTCAAAAATTCCAAGAATTGTCGGTTGGAGAATTCCAGTGAACGTCTTGGTGAACGTCTTTATTTTTTTTTATGCGGTGTCTATATAAGGAAAAGTTCCGATAGACTTCATAAAGTTCCGATTTTACAAGAGTGAACATGAATAGCCGTAAACAAGTATGTCAAATATCAAATTTATATAATTTGGTACAGAAGTTGGGGTATAGTATTACCCCCAACTTCCGTAAAATGTAAAACTCACATTTTAGTCTCAAGGAAGAAATTGGTGTTTCACATGGAACAATCCAACAGATATGCCGGAAGGCGCGTTGGATAGGTTTATTAATCACCGTCATTTTCGGTATGTGGTGTTTCAAGAGGAGCAACCTGATAATGGTGAAGATGGTATAGTGCTATTGGGAACAAGGCACTATCAGGGATATGTTGAATTCACGTCAGTGATGCATCTATCTGGCGTCAGGAAGATTATTAATGAGGCTCATTGGGAGACTCGTCGTGGTCGCCAGTCTGATGCTATTGATTATTGTAAGAAAGAGGATTCTCGTATATCGGGTCCTTATGAGGCTGGTAAAGCTGGTGGCCGTCAAGGCAAGAGGACCGATATTGATGAAGCTGTTGAACTGCTTATTGAGACGAGGTCTATGCGTGACGTGTTAGCCGAGCATCCAGTGGCAGTTATTAAGTACCATCGTGGTATGGAACGTGCGTTGGAGCTATCTGTGGCTCCACGTGTTGGCGCACCGAAGTGTATATTATTATATGGGCCAACTGGCACTGGTAAATCGCACTGGGCTTATACTAAGTATCCTGGTGCGTATTGGAAAGCTCCTAACTCAAAGTGGTTTGATGGATATCTAGATGAGACCACTGTTATTATGGATGAGTTTTGTGGAGCTAGAAGTAAGATGGAGTTGTCTTATCTTCTTCGTTTGATGGATAAGTATCCACTCAAGATTGAAATCAAGGGTTCGTCTCGTGATTTCTTGGCAACGACCATAGTTTTTACGACTAACATTCATCCTCGTGAATGGTATGATTTTAGTGACCGTATGTCACAGTGGCCAGCTCTGCAGCGTAGGTTCGCAGAGGTGTGGTACAAGAGCGACATGGACACCATGATGTATTGTACTCCCAAGTCATTTTTTAATGATTGGTATCAAGGCTGCAATGAGGATGCTTGCTTTGAGTCTGTTACTCGTCCGAATACTCCTGTGCAGTCTGATGATGAAGATGATGAAGCTTCATTATTGCTCGAGCTTGCTCGTGAAGAGCCTTCTGATGATGAAGTAGAGATTGTGAAGACTACTTCTATGCCAGAATTATTGGCTTATCCAACTGGTTATCATTTTGATATGGTATGCTGTGCTGAAGAAGGCGGAGCCTGTGGTTGTATAGATTGTTATAAGCTTGATGTCGATTATAAGAAGCGTACTCAATGGGGAACTACTGCTTATAAGCCTGATTATATAGATGAGTATGGTCATAGTCATCGTTTACCTCCTCGTAAGCGGGTATCACCTACTCGTATAGGTAATGCCTCCGCTGATGATTTGTATTTTTGTACTTAAATAATAAACAACACCATATACATTAAGGTTGTTACCAGTAAATGTAAGGGAAGCCTCGCGAGTAGCGAGGCGTAGTTAGTATGCGCCGCAGGCTGATA